CGGTCGAACGCTTTCAGAGCGGACTCGCTCGCCTTGAACTCGGTCTGAACTTCAGCGCCGAAGGCCGCCCGCAGATTCGGCGCAGTCTTGCCGGCGGCTTCCGTCGCCCCAGCCAGCGCCTTATCCCATGACTCGACTTCCCGCTTAGCACTGTTGAAGCCGTAGGTCAGCGGATTCAACCCGTCCTGTACCACCCGGTACAGTTCAACCGCCACGCCGGCCGCCACGCCCTTCGTGGTGCGGTAGAAGGCTTGGAAGTCGTCGCCCATCTTGTCGAGCGCCTGCGCGGTGTCCTCCGACATCCCGACCGCCGCATCCCGCACGTCGTCGAACCCGCGCTTCAGCGTGGGCAGGACCGACGCACCAGACTTGCCGAACAGATCCATTGCGATGGCCACCTGTTGCGCCGGATCTTCCACCCCGCGCAAGGCGTCCGAGATGGCCATGAACTGCTGGTCAGGGGATAGGTTCTTGATGTCCGCGAAGGACATCCCCAGTTTCTGCAGGGCACCCGTAGCCGACGCATCGCCACCCACCAGACGGTTCTGCATCTGGTTGATGGCCGAGGACATCTCTTCGATGGTGTTGCCCGCGTCGTCGCCTGCGACCTGCAGCCGCTGCAGCCCCTGTATCGAAATGCCCGTCTTGTCGGACATCTTCACCAGCGCGTCGGCATCATCGAGCAGCGCCTTGCCGAAGCCGACCACCGCCGACACGCTCAGACCGACCCCGAACGCGCCGAGCAGGCCATTGACCGACCCAAGCGCGCCCTTGAATTTGTCGAACGCGCTCGACGTATCCTTCGTGGCGTCGGCAATCTTCTGGATGCCTGGAGGGACATCCATCCCCATCGCCTTGAGCTTGGCCGCCGCCTCCTGCGCCTGCGAGGACACCCGCTTCAGTTCGTTCTCGGTCAGTTTGGACACGCCGCCGATATCGTCGATAGCCTTGGCGGTGAGTGTGGCTTCCTGAATCACCCGCCGGCCGCTGAAGCTGTCTGTCATCCGCGACAGCGACTTCTCCACCTTGCTTGCGCCCGTCTCAAACGAACGCAGCTTCACTTCAGCCTTCTCCACGGCCGCCGTGAAGGAAGAGAAGTCAGCTTTGAAGGTCGCGGTAACAGCCATAGTCAGTCAGGGTCCGGTGTCGCGGCGGCTCGGATCTGGTCGAGGATCAGCGCGTATTCATCACGCGGGAGGGCGCGCACATCCTCCAGCGTCCACCCCGTTACAAACCGGCAGATGGCGAGATCGGAGAGGACACCTTCCCGCCATCCGTATCGTTTTTTCGTGCTTCGATCTCGGCATCGACGGCTGCTTCGTGCGCGTCGATGGCCTTCACGATCTCGCCGAACGTCTGCGCGTCGAGGCTGTTGATGGCTCCCTCGGTGACCTCCACCGGCTTGCCGTTGTCTTCCAGCGACCACGCCACCAGGTATTCCACGACCTTCGTGAGTCCGACCTGCTCCGGGTCCAGCTGCGCCCGTTCACCGGCTCGCATGTCCTTGACCAGTCGCCCGAACACGCGGCGATGCTCGCCCGCGTTCAGTTCCTTCTTCACTTCGATCCAGTCGCCGTCGGAAAGCTCCAGCCGCACCGTCTGCGGCTTCACGAATCGATTGCGTGCCATCGGTGTTCTTACTCCTGCAGGCGGACAGTCGCGGTAATCGTCCGGTCTGCGATTTGCAGCGATTCAATCGGCCACTCCCACGAAGTGCCGGTCTGACGCCTGACACGAAACTTCAAGTCCTGCTGCGTGAGCTTGAAGCGGTCGGCCGAGCTCACCTGCGCGATGAGCGTGCCGGTCGTGCCAGTCGCCGAAAGGGACCAGGACACGCAGGACGCCGCCGTGTGGTAGCCCCACACGATGGTCCCATCGTGTCCGGTCATCGTCAGCGCCATGTGCTTACAGCGTCGAAGCCCACGAACCGTTCGCGGCGAAGCTGCCCGACAGGGTCACCGCGCCAGAGACGCCCGTGTCCATGCTCAGGTCCAGCCAGGCCGGGCCGTACCAGTACTTGGTCGGCGCATCGCTGGAGGGGTAGAGGTACAGCTTGATGCCGTCCGTGGACGACGCCGCGGTGAAGGGCTTCGACTCGCTGTCGTTCCAGAACCCGCCGAAGGTGCCCTGAATATCCGGCAGCCCCGGCACGTAGGTCTTGTTGGCCGACCCGAACGGGGTGACCTCGATCTTGTCGGTGGTGGCGTTGATGCTCCACGCGTTCAGCTGGAGCACGCTCGTCGCGGCTCCGCTGCCCGTCGTGGACATGTAGACGACGCCCTTTTTGCCTGCATATGCGGCCATCGGTTCGATCCTTTCGTGCCGCTACGCTGCGGCTCGCTGTTGAAGTAGGTTCTGGATGTCTCCCGCGACCGTGCGCGCACGAGTCACCCATGACGCCTCGGCCACACAGGCCGGAAGAGACGCAGCCACCGCCGCCCGCCTTGGCTCATCAGCAAGCCACAGACGAATCAACGCCGCTGCCTCCTGCGGACTGCTGAAGGTCGGCACAGACGCGCCGAACACTTCCGCCACTTCCGCTCGGGGTTCTGACAGATGAAACGAGCCGCACGCCGCGAGTTCGTAGGCGCGAGGACTCAGGGATTCGGGCACCAGCCGTCGGCCGTCAGCGTGCGACAACGGCAGCCGCCGACTTCCGCGCGTGCGGTACAGATTTAGGCCGATCTTCGCCTTGCGATAGAGCGCCGAGGCGAACACGTTGTCCACCTGACCAGCGCGGCACATGTCGCGGACCTGCTTCTTCAGCCCCAGCCCTTTCCAGGTCCCGTAGATGCCGAGGTCGATCCCCGTCCAGTCGATGGCGTTGAACCACGCCACACGTTCAGGGAAGAACGATCCGACGAACACCACGTCATGCGCCGGCACGTTGTCCGGGTCGGCCATGTCGGCGGTGTGCTTCAGCGGGTGCCATGCGTGCGGAAGGTAACCGCTGTTCCGGTTGACCGCTCGGAAGTCCGACAGGCACGCCCGCTCATTCGTCCAGCAGCCGTCGACCATCGCCGCTATCTTCAGTTCCTCCGCGTGGTCGTAGGGCGACTCCGTAAAGAGGACGGTCGTCTTCAGCCCGGCACGCTTCATCATCACGAGGATGTCCGGGTGCAGGAACATGGCCGAGACGATCAGCACGACATCGACCTGCAGCCGCAGCGCCATCTCGAGCGCACCGACACCAGCGTGGTACTGGATGTCGGCAATGTTCGGCTTGGGCAGGTCGGGCACGTCCTTCCGCTTCTTCCGCCACAGAGCATGGAGCGCGTTGGCCGATGCTTCGATCCGCGTATCGAGGCGATAGGTCTCGACCTGCACGCCAATCTGCCGCAGGCCATAGGTCAGCCCGTCGAACACGTCCGCCGTGCTCCACGACGCACCAGGATGCACCGCCAGCACCTTCATACGAACGCCTCATGCGCCCGAGGTGTCCGCAGCGCCGCCAGTGTCTCGTTGACCGGATGCAGTCGGCACATGACCCGGCAGCCGGCATCAACCGTAAACGTCCGAGGATGCCGCGCCCAGATGTCGCCGAAGGCTTCCCGCCGCAGGTCGCCCAGCGCCGACACGCCGCGCCGCTGCGGACAGACCCACACGCGCCCGTCAGGGGTGATCGTCGTGTTCAACTGCACCCCGTGGCATTTGCTGTAGCCGTGATCCGTCCATGCCGCGTAGGCGAGGAACCGATCCACGTCGAGTTCCACATCGGCAGCGTTCGACAGGGCCACCAGCGACGGCATCGCCTGCAGCACCCATGACCGATCGCCCGTGGGCACGCTCGGCCGGTCCTGCGCCGTCTGGATGGCGGGCCGGAAGGTGACGTAGTGCGCGCCAAGATGGCGGCCCAGTGTCAGCATCTCGTCGGCTCGCTGCCAGTTGTCGGCGTGCAGCAGAAACGACGCGCCCACTGTGGCCTTGGCGCCGATCAGGGCTGTGAGTCCGCTGCACGCCGAGAGGAACCGCGAAGCCGGGACGCTCTTCTCGGCCGCGTAGGTGTTAGCATCAGCCGCGTCGAGCGAGACCACCACCCACGAGGCCATCGAGGCCAGCGCGCTAGCCGAGGCCGCCGTCAGCAGCCCGCCACAGGTGTACATCCCCTGCTCAAAACCCCGCAGGGCGGCGTACTTCACGATGTCCAGCCAGTCGGGATGCGTGGTCGGTTCCCCGCCGCCGCTCCACACGATCGACTTGACGCCTGCGCTGTGCAGGTCGTCCAGAGTCCGCATCACGAGGCCGGTATCCGCCAGATCCCCGGTGCCATCAAACGCCATCGGCAGCATGCGCGGCTTCGTCGCCCACGGTCCTCTGACATGGGTGTGCGCGAAGTGGCAATCCTGACAGCCGAGGACGCACCGATTCGACAGATCCCACTCCACCGTCACAGGAGCAGGCGTCTCGCCGCGGTCCCATGCGGCGATCCGGTCGATGTGCCGCAGCACCTTGGCCCGAGGATCGATGAACGTCACGGCTCGGCCTCTTCCGCGCCACGGCTTACACCGCCGCGCGAGAACAGCAGGTCCAGCGGCACCGCATAGATCCCGCTGGCGTAGAGCGCCGACATGAAGTCGTAGTCACCTTCGTACCGCGCCCCGTAGCAGTGCGCGTGCGCCCGCCAGACGTCAGCCCGAACGATCGTGCAGTTCAGGTCGATCGACCCCATGCGCGGTGGCCACGCCGCCCCAGACGGCCACACAGACCCGTTCTTCTCAGTCTGCACGACGATCAGCGCCGGATAGCCTTCCGCCTCCGCGTGCGCCTGCACCTTGGCGACCACATCCGGTCCAGCCAGCACGTCGTCATCGCAGAGGAAGGCCACATAGCGCCCGTGCACGGCCCCGGTGTAGTGCTGCACCCGCGAGAACATGCCGTCGATGCCGATCCCAACATGGTCAGGGATGACGATCTGCTCGATGTCACGCACCGCCGTCTGCGCGGCCACGCTGGCGAAGTTCCTGGCCAGACCACGAGGACGGCGGAACGTCGGCGTGTAGAGCGTCAAGAACGGCGTCATGCCGAGACCTCGAAGCCCGCACGGCGGACGATGTCGATAAGCGCCGAGGTGAGTCGACGACGGGCACGAATAGCCTTTGGGATGAACCGATCCGCCTCAGCCGGCTGCGGCATCGCGCCCCGGTTGTAACCCTTGTCGGTGCGCCGGTTCTTCGTGCCCGTCTCGAAAATGGCCGCGTGCGGCGCACGGCTGCGGACCTGCGCGGCCACGCTGTAGGAACTGCGGAGCGTCCGCACGGTCACGCCGCGTCGGAGGTTGCCGGTCGGCCCTTCCGGATACGCCTGCTGCGCCTCACGCGCCATCGCATCGGCCTGTGCCTGCACGACGACATCCGCTTCGTTCCGCAGGTCATCGGGCAGACTGCGGAGCGCCGCCCGGAAGGCTTCGATGCCGACCAGTTCCACACTGGCGCTCACGCGATCACCTCTTCGCAAACACACCGCAGTTCTCGGTTGCGTTCGCCCACGTTCTGCACGCCCTTCACAAACAGTTGGCGCGACCCGAAGAGTATTCGCGTGTCGATCGTCACCTGCGGGTGATAGCGCATGGTCACAAAGTGGGTTTGCGTGCGGGTGCTATCGGATGTGCCAGGCGCGGTGGGCTCAATGGAGCACCACACAGCGGCCGGGGTCAGCGGTGAGTAGAATCCGTCGCTGTCATCTGAGGTCGTCGGCGCCTGAGACAACGTAACTCGATGTCGCAATACGGCGGCCTTCATGCGTCACCACACTTTGAACGGCCACAACAGCGCGTCCACGCCAATCGGAATAGGCATGCCAACATCACCAGAGACAGCCTCTCGCGATTCAAACCAATGCCCGATCAGCAATTTCATCGCCGCCCGAATAGGACCAGGCACCGTGGCCGCCGTAGACCCGTAGCCCGAGATGCACCGCACCGTGACGGCATTCGGAATTGCCTGTGTGAGCGGGTACAGGCCGCCGTAGTTGGGATAGATCCGCCCGCGCTGCGCATGCGGACCCGCCGGCGCATCAACGGTGTAGTTCGCGCTACTCCAGGTCTGCGTTGCGCCGTTCCCGTCGATATAGCTAACGCTCGTGACCGACTGCAGCGGCGCCTTCGGCAGCCACAGTGGGTCATCATCAGGAAACTCGTCGAACAGCACGTCCCACGTCTGCGTGCACAACGCGCGGCCAGTCACGGTCTCGACGTGCTGCCTGGCCGCGCCGATGAGCGCCACAATCAGATCGTTACTATCGTCGTCGTCTACTCGCAGATGGGTCTTCGCGTCGGCCAATGACACCGGCTCGACGGTCGGAGCCGTGACCAGCGAGAGCGTGTAACACTCGTCGCTCATCCGCGGCCTCTGCCTTTGACACGAGTCACCGCACGCTCAGGCGCCGACACGGCCATAGCCGTCTCGAGTTCAGCCGCCGTCGCAATGCCACTGGCACACCAGGCGGCAGCCGTATCCTCTGGCAAGTCAACGACCTGTCCCGGCTGGTAGTCCCAGTCGAACGCGGCAATCGACTTGAGCATCCGCACCCGCATTGACTCAGCCCACCCAGATATAGAGCGTGCCGGTCTTCGACACGCCACCCTGCGCGACCACGACTTGAATCTGCTCGCCGAAGATGCCGATGCGGTCGTTGACCGCCACGCCAGCGGCGGCATAGAGCGCGGCGGCGCCGGCCACTGTGTGCGTGGCCTGACGCGGCGCCCACTGAGTCGCGGACGTCCCGATGTCAGTCAGCGTCGCGATCACCAGGCCCGTGCCGGCACCGGTGATGGTCAGGTCCGCACCAGTGGCCAGCGGGTTGACCCCGTCCGGCACGTAGCGGATCTGGTAGATCTCACCCTGCGCCGGCTGGCCTGACAGGACCGTCGCGGCACCAGACGCGTTGACGGTCAGCGTGAAGTCATGGCGGACCATGACCTTAGGCGGCCTCGACGGAATAGGTCAGCAGGACGTCGATGTGGGTGGCCACGGTCATCGCCGAACCGGTCTTGCCGATGGTGATGGCCGTGTTGGCGTCATTGGCCACAAACGATGCGCCGTCAGCCAGCACCGCGCCGCCAGTCGCGCCTGCGCGAAGCACCGCACTCTGCGTGAGGTTGGCCACAGCGCCGGCGAACAGCTTGACGCTGGCCGTCGACTGCGTCGCCAGAACGTCGATGGTGGTCGAGGTCGTCGCCGCGCCACCGATCGCGATCATCGCGATGTCATGGATGCGGTACTTGTAGCCTGGGAGCGCCTGGAGCAGCGTGGCGCCAGCGTTGACGTTGGCCGTCGTGGTGCGGATGCGGACCTGGTTGCAGGGCCCACCGATACCGGCCTGGTCGACCGCGAGTACGGCACCAGAGGCGAACACCTGGGTGTTGCCGCCGTCGCGCTTGTAGATCTTGGGGTTGTACGAGGTATCTGCGGCCATGCGAACAGGTCCTTTCCGTTAGGCTGTGGGGCCGCTCCGGACTGGAGCGACCCCACTTGGCACGGGTCAGGTGAGACCGCGTGGACTACGTGGCGCTGTTGACGTAGAGCTTGACCGGGTCGGCGCCCGCGTCGAGCAGCTGGCCGTCGAAGCGCGCGAACGCGAGGAAGCCGACCTGATGAGCATCGGCGTAGCGCTCGTTGAGGCGCAGGAGCGTGATGTCCTTCACGCGGCGCACCTTGTACTTCTTGATCTGGCCGAACAGGATCGACTTGGCGTTGGCCGCCATGGTCGCCATGTCGTTGTTCGGGACCACCGGATAGCCGAGCAGCGTGTCGGGTTCTCCGGCCGTGGCGCCGCCAGCGGTCCAGATGGGCAGACCGTTGCCGTCCTTCAGCTTGCGCAGGATCTTGATCGAGGCGTCGTTCATCATGAACTTCGCGCCGATGCGGTAGGCCTTGTCGACGCTGTAGACGAGGTCCACGATGTCGTCGAAGATGACCGAGCCAGTCTGGCCCGTTGCGCCGGTCTTGCCCGTACCAGCCGCCGTCACGATGCCGTTCGGCTTGCTCGAGGCGTCACCCGTGGTGAAGTGCGTGTTGAGGATGCGGCCCAGGCGCTCGCCGAGGACGTCCGCCACGAGGTTGTTGATGTCGAACGCGCTGTCCTGCATCAGCTCGACGGGCACGAGGATCTGCTTCGAGCTGTACTTGTAGCTGTTGAACGTGACCTGACCGAACGTGATGTCCTGGTTGCTCACGCCAGTGTTGATGGCCAGGATGGCGCCGGTGTTCGAGGTGTCGTCGTAGGTCGGCCAGTTCATGGCCACACCGGTGGCCGTGTCGAACACGTCGGCCTCCTGGAGCATCGAGCCGTACCACAGCATCGACTTTTCGAGGCGGGCCGAGAAGTCCGGCGCGATGATGTAGCCGCCAGCCGTGGTCGTCACGGTCTGGGCGCGGTTCTCGCGTTCGTTCCGCTCGTACTGCCGCTTCTCGTCCTTCGACATGAAGCGCAGCGTGATCTCGGTGCCGTTGCCGGATGGCACCGGATTCAGGGCGCGGAGCTCTTCGTTCGACAGCGCGCTGGGGCCGCCGAGCGACCAGTTGCGGAACGCGCGGGTGCGCAGTTCCTGCGTCTCGTCGGCCGCACCGCCGCCACGCTGCTCACGCTGCGACTCCGGCGCGTACATGCGCGCCTCGGTGTCGGCCCGCTCGACGCGGTCGATGGTGGACTTGAGGGCGTCGACGTCCGCGTGGATCTTGTCGACGGTCTGGAGTTCTTCCGGGGTGGCCGCGCGCCCCTCACTGACCGCACGGGTCAGGATGGCGTTCGCGTCTTCGGCGAGCTTCTTGCGCTTCTCGCGGAGAGCCTGAGCACTCATGAGGATCGCTCCTGTGCGAACCTCTGTGCTCCTTGCAAAGCAAAAGGCCCGCGTGCGCGTTAGGGCCTTCGCGCAGGGGCCTCAGCTGGCCTTAATTTCGGGCCTTGAGAAGACGTACTGTTGTTGCGGTCGAGTCTCGCACGGATAGCGAGACGACGTCAACCGCTTTTTTCTACGTGTCGATTGTGCCCATCAGATAGTTCATCTGATTGCAGCCGCATTTGATCTCAATCATCTGGCCAGGCCGAATCGCATCGGCATCGGAGCGTTTGCAGATGATGCGCCCGCAGCCGCTACACCGCACGGCGGCGAGTTCGCGCGTGAACGTCCGTGACGCTTCGGACCGCTTTAGCACCACGGCCGGTGCGCTCACAGCGTGGCCTCGATGACCCACTGCCGCGACACGCGCAGCGCCGTCTCCGTCCTCTGCTGCGCGCCAAGGCCGCGCTCCAGCACCGTTTCTGCGGACTCGCGCAGTTCGGCGGCGGCTGCACGCGCCTCGGCCGTCGTTTCCTCATAGGCCGGATACGTCACCGGAGACACGTCGAAAAGACGGGCCTCGAGGATCGTACGCACGGGCAGATCCGCGCGATTCTCCGAACGCGTCCACTGGTCGCTGACCACCTCGAAACCGAACGAGCTCTGGCTGACATCCCCGCGCGCGATGCTCACCATGAGGTCACGGGCCACCTGTGTGTCAGGTGGCTGGACCTCGTAGAGCAGCCCAGTGCTGTCCTCGCGCAGCTGCAGCGTTCCGGCCTTGGTCCGCCCGAGCACGTAGTTCGCGTCGTGATTGAAGAGCGCACGCACGTCATCTTCCGCGATGGCCGTGGCGAACGCGCCAGGCGCAATGCGCTCACGGAACATGCCCGCGATCACCGCTTCGCGATCGAAGACGGCTGCATAGCCGACCAACGTGGCGGGCGTCGTGTCCGCCGCGGCCCGAGCTTCCAGCTGTGCTTCCACGATGCGACGTTCAATCTTCATTGCGCGCCTCCGGTGACCGCTCCCGCAGTCGTCTGCATCCCAGCGCTCGCCGCCGAGATCATGTTGCCGTTCACGAGATAGGCCGACCCTGCCTCGCCGTCGATGGGGTTCTCTCCCAGCTTCTTTAGGATGTCGTTCGCGCTGTACCAGCCGTTCTGGCGGCCCACGGCCAGCGCATCGAGCAGGGACTTGATGTCCGCCTTGATGAGCGCCTGACGGTCGAACTGCACGGCATAGCCGGGGTACTGCCGCGTCGAAAGCAGGTCACGCCGGATAGCCTGTTCCCATGACACCAGGAACGGGTCGAGCGTGCCGGTCACGTAGTCGATCGACTGCTGCTCGATGTTGGCGAAGGTCGCGCGCTCAAGGTCGCCGATCTTGTGCGGAGGCATCCGGAACACGCCCGAGATCTGCGTGCGGATCAGCTTGCGCGTCTCGTGGTACTGGGCCTCGTTGTTCGCGATGGTGATCGGCTTGAACGACAGGCCGCCCTCCATGAGCGCCACCTTGCCAGCATTCTCCGCGCCAGAGAACATGCCCTGGAACGCTTCACGCAGGCGTAGACGCTGCTCATCGCCTAGGGAAATACCCGGCGGCGTCTCAAGCGTGCCGCTGGGGCGCGCCCCGTTGGCAAAGAACTTGGCCCCGAACAGGTCCAGCGCGTAGGCCAGCCCAATCAGGTCGCGGCAGGCCACCATCGGCGAGGTGTGGGTCAGCTCGAGCAGCGGAGGCGTGCTCGGATTCCACGCCCAGTGCAGGACGCGGCCGTTCGGGAGGCGGTAGTCGTAGGTCTTCTGGTTTAGCGCGTTCCGCCCCACCGTCATCCAGGAGGGCTCCAGCGGCCACAGCCCCACCACCTCGCCACGCGGGTTACGCACGATCTCGGCGTAGGCGCGTTCGTGCAGCAACAGGTTGCGCTGCATCTGTTGGCGAAACTGGTAGGCCGTGGTCTCCGGATTGCTCAGGTCGGAGAGGATCTCCCACAGCGGGTGGTCCACGGCGTCCGTGTGCACGCCGGCGGCATCGATCCTCCGCAACTTCAGTGGGCAGCGACCGACATCCTGGGCGAGCACCTGAAGGCACGCGAACACCTCCGGCACTGCCGCCGCCTTCTCCTTCGACAAGGAGACCCCGCTGGTCGTCTTCGACGACATGCTTTCGAAGATCTCGTCCCAGCCCGTGCTGGGACTCTCGATCGACCCACGGGACTCGAATAGGCTGACAAATGGTGTCCGCACTGCGCGCTACCTCCGGGCCATCTCTCGGCCGCCCGCGATGAACATCACTACGCCCGCCACGATGCACGCAGCCGGCACGGACCACAGCCCCACGCCAATGACGGCGAGCAGAAAGCCGCCAATCAGAAACGCTTCGGCCATCACCAGACCTCGATCCGCACGTCGGCCTGTCGTGGCGCAGGCTCACGAATCCACAGCGCCACGCCGATGGTCGGCGCGATGATCGGGTCGATGCGCCCGCGGCTCCGGCCCTTCGCGAACATCAGGTTGTCCTTGCCGTCGCGCTGGCCGACCGTGTTGGCGCCAGACCACGCTGTGACCGGGCAGCCGCACGCGTCCACGGCGCCGTCCAGAATCTCGGCCTGCATCCGCAGGCACGCGCTCGACATGCCCTGGTAGGTCTGCGCCACGCCGATGACGGACTCCTCCGCGAAGCCGTCATCCTTCACCAGCTCGTCGACCAGGTGGTCCGCATGCCACGGGTCGAAGCCGATGCGCTCGATGTCGTACTTCGTGCGCAGGAGCGCCAGCTCCTCACGCACCACCCGGTGATCGATCCGCGTGCCAGGCGTGGCCATCAGCCAGCCCTGGTCCCGCCATACCTCGTACGGGGCGCGGTCGCGGTGGGCACGTTCCGCCAGCGTGTCGGCCGGGGTCCAGATACGCTGAATCACGCACAGCTTCGGGCGACCGGGTGTCGGCGGGAACACCAGCGACAGGACACACAGGTCGATCTTGCTGGCGAGGTCGACGCCCACGAAGCACGACTCGTGCTCGAGCATCGCCTCGAAGGCCGCCCGGTCCATCCGGCTCTGCCCCTTGCGCCAGCCGTCGACTGAGAGGCATGGCGCCGTGGCGTTGACCCACATGTTCAGCCGCTTCTGCTTGAACTCGGCCGCCGCGGACGGCATCTTCTGCGCCTTGGCGGCCAGCTTGCGCATGTCCTCGGGGTTGACCGAGATGCCCCAGTGCGGGTTCGCCTTCTGCCAGGTCGACTCCGCCCAAGGATCGTCCTCTGGATAAGAGACGATAAACCTGCCGCCCTCAAGCCTTCCGAGGCGTCGCACGCCGCAGGTAGTTGAGTGCGCGTAGAACTCCGTCCGCAGAGTCTCCGAGGTAACCGATCCCGGTGTTGCACTGCTTGCAGAGTAGGCCCCTGATTCGCCCAGTCTCATGGCAGTGATCAACGGCGAACCATTCCACGGCAACGCCGCAGATCCCGCACTGGCCATGCTGCTTCGCGAGAAGTCGCTGGTAGTCCTCGACTGAGATCCCAAACTTGGCCCTGAGATTGTTGCGCCTACTTCCGGCGCGTGACTTCTCAGGATTGTCTTTCCGCCATCGCTGCTGGTTACGCCGGGTCCTATCAGCGTTCTTGACAGCCCACTCTCTGACCCTCCGCTTCGATCGTTCGTGATAGCCGGGATTGACGGACTTGAGCCAGCGCTGGTAGCAGTTCTGGCAGAGGCCGCGCGCGAAATGCTTTCTGTCTGGATGACACTCTGGCGCGCCATGCGGAGGTCGTCCGATTCGCTTGTCCGGCATGAACACAATCTTAGCATTTCATGCAGTGCATCAAATGAATCGTATGAAGCCGAATAGGCTGAATCCGCGTGCGCGATGAACGCGAAGAAGGACAGCGTCGAGGCGTCGTCCTCTAGGACCCCATCGAGAATCTTGCAGGCGTAGTCGTGCTGGTCGCCGCAGACCGAGACCGGGTCATCGCCGGCCGTCGTGATCTGGAAGATCAGCGGATTCAGGCGCGCGCCGGTCGCGCTCTCCATGACGTCCAGGAGCCCACGGTTCTTGAACGCGTGCAGCTCGTCGACACCGACGAAGTGCGGGTTGAGACCGTCCGTCGTGTCGGAGTCAGACCCGAGCGGCTCGAGCTTCGATTCAGACTTCAACTGGTGCAGGTTGGCGGCGTTGATCTTGATGCGCCCGCCGAGCCCGCTGGACTTCACGAGCTTCTTCGCGGCGTCGAACGCGATCTTGGCCTGCTTCTCCTTGGTCGCGATGCAGTAGCCCTCAGCGCCCGCTTCCCCCTCGAAGAACGTGCAGTAGACCGACACCACGGCTTCCTCGAACGACTTCCCCTGCTTGCGCGGCACCTCGTTATAGGCCGTCGTGAACCGCCGGAGACCGGTGGCCATTTGGCGCCAGCCAAAGATCGAACCGAGGCGGAACACCTGGCACGGCGTCGGCGAGAAGCTGGTTCCCGCGAACTGCCGCCCCTTGTAGTGCTTCATCAGACCGGCAAACTTCAGGAACCGCTCTGCCTGCGCCCAGTCGAACCGGTACGGGAACCCAGGCGTGTTCTCTCGAGCACGGTCGGCCATGTGCCGCGTACACGCCAGGCGGTGGTACTTGCCGGCCGGGATACGCCCCGCGATCACGTCCAGCGCGTAGGCGTCGACCGGGTTGGTGGTCAGGCCCACGTCAGTTCACCGAGGCCGCTACGCCGGCGGCTGGACCATCAAACTGGTCGAACGGGTCGGCTGGCTGTTCCGGCGTCTTGCCGGTCTCACGGCCCGCGGGCGACAGCCCGAAGCGCAGCATGCCGGCGTCGACACGCTGCTGCAGGGTGGTGTAGCGCGCGATGAGCGGGTTGGCCGCCACGGTGCCGCCGGCGCTCACCTGCGTGAAGCCGTCACGGTCGACGGAGCGGAGCAACTTCACCAGGAGTACCCGCTCACGGCATAGGTCGACCAGGGCGGGGACCTCGACGTCCGTCAGCGTGCCCTGGCGCACCGCGCGCGGCGCCAGCTCCTGCCACTCGGCCAGCTCCTCGAGCGTGAGATACCCGGGCGCCATCGGAACTGCGGCGGTCGACAGCTCACCTGCAGGCGGCTGCGGGGCATCCGCGGCGGGCTGGCTTTGATTTGCGTTTTGATTCGCTGATGCGGCCCTCGCCTTGGTACGCCGAGACCCCGTAAGTTCTCCCAGCGCAAGGTCTTTGCGTTTCCGACCCGCACCCACGCGGGAGCCGCCGCTACCCTTACCGCCCATGCGGTGCCACCCCCATATGGGACCTTTTGAAAACGTGCACGCGTGGCGGAAGG